CAGCTGGCGGCCGTAGAGGTCGATCTGCACGCGGGTGTTCTGCAGGTCGGCCGCGCCGCTGAGCGCCACCGTGGGGCTGGATGCGATGCGCTGCCACACGATGAAGGGGTAGACGGGCGGTGAGGCAGTGCACACCCCATACCAGGCGCCGCCGGCGGCCAGCGGCTCAAGCAAAGCCTGGAGGTCTTCGATCAGTACCGTCATGGTCAGCCCTGGGTCAGGCCCTCGCTGCAGTACAGGTCCAGCGCGATGTGCGCCATGTCGGGCTCCACCACCGCCAGGATGTTGAAGACGCGCGAGCCGTAGAGCGCGCGCATGGAAGCGTTGACGCCGGGCCGGTGGCGGATCCTGATCTGGTGGGTGATCTCGGCATTGATGGCGCCGGCGATCACCGCCTCCCGGCCGGACACCGGCTCGATGCGGGCCCAGAGGGTCGCCACGTCGGTCCAGGACAGGGCCTGCTGGCCGAAGCTGTCCTTGACGCCGCTGCGCGACTGCAGCGTGATGCGGCGGTTGAACTCGCCCGGGGCGATGATCGTGGTCATGCCATGGCCGCCCGGAACGGATCCAGCAGCGCATCGATGTAGGGCAGCGGCTCCAACTTGCCGCGGGCGATGACGTTCAGGTCGGCGCGCAGGTCGTACAGGCTGCCCATGCGCAGCTTCATCCAGGCCTTGATGCCCTCGTCCACGAAGCCGATGAAGCTGGTGCCGCTGCGGCTGCTGTCCAGCGTGATGACCGCGCCGCCGGGGGTGGCCGCCAGCGTGAAGCTGGTGGCGCTGGGGGTGCTCTGCACGAAGTAGTCGGTGTCGGGCAGCAGCGGGCCCGGGAGCACGCCGCCGCTGTTGGACAGCCGCACGGCATCACCAACGGTCAGAGGCCGCCACAACCCGCCCAGCACCGACAGGACGTTGCCGGCCGCGGTGATGGGCGCGGCGTCGCCGGCATCGAACGTGACTTCAACCGCCCCGATCTGCGGCAGCGGGATCGGCCAAATCTTGCCGAACACCGGGGTGATGCGCGCCACCAGGCCAGAGGTGTCCACCGTGTAGTCGGTGGTCGGCATGGTCTGGCGAACGCCGGCCATGTCGAGGTAGGTGATCGAGCGCACGGCCAGCACCGGGCCGTATTCCAGCAGGATGGCGTGATCCGGCAGGCCGTAGGCTTGGCCCCATGGAATGCCCATCATCGACGGGCCGGGGAAGCTGTCCAGCACCAGCCTGTAGCGCGTGGCCACCAGCGTGCGCCGGCACTCGGACTGGGCGTAGGCGGTGGCGGCGCGCACGAATGCATCCAGCGCCATGTCATCGGCCGTGGAGTCCTGGCGGACGTGCAGCCGGGCTTCCACGATGTCGATGGGCCGGGCAGCGGGGGCGGTGATGGTCTGCAGGGGCATGAACTGCCTTCGGAAATGAAACCGCCGCCGGTGTTGCCACGGGCGGCGGTTGGGGGTGACGGTGCAGGGGCTGCTGAGCTCTAGATTTCTGGCCTGAGTCGGGCCCGGATGGCCACGGACGAAAGCAATTGCCGCATCCTGGCAGACAGCGGCCTCTCGACCACGACGAAGTACACGAACCCGATCACCATCGACGCGACCACGACAGTAAGCGCCAGGGTCGCGGCCGAGAACCCAGTCCACGCGATCGACGTCTTCCGCGTGGCCACCCTATAGACCAGGTGGATCACCAGGATGTGCACCAGGTACAGGGAATACGACCAACCGCCGAACCACGCCGCGATTCGCGGGGCTCTCCAACCTGCTTCCTCCATCGCCACTGCGCCGTAGACGAGCGCGGCGCAGGGTGGAAGGAAAAGGGCAACCCGCAGCGGCACTGCAATTCCCTGGTCCTGGTTCACCGCGTGGAAATACAGGCCCAGAGCCGCAAACCATGCGACTCCAAGAAACGCAACAACTGCGCCGTTTCTGCGCCTCGGCATCGCGGCAATGAGCCCGCCCGCCACGAATTCCAAGTTGAACGGGCTCAGCGGCAACCCTTCGATCATCGCGTCGGGGTTGATGGCACCGACGGCTGCATTGGCCAATGAACACAGCGCCCAGGCAGCCATTGTCGGGAGGAGCAGCCGGCGGGAGCCGAACGCCATCACTACCCAGAAGACCCCATAGAAGAAGACCTCATGCATCAGGGTCCATGCCACCGGCACGAGGGGCAGGCTCTTGCTCGGGTAAAGCAGGAAACTGGAGAGAGGGTCAACCCCGCCATTTTTCGCATTCACCCCGCCGGGGTTGTACAGCCAATAGGCAAACACCAGGGCCGTCAAAACCCAGTACGGTGGGTAAACGCGCGAGATTCGAGATATTGCAAATCGCCCCGCAGATCCGGGCTTGTCAAACGTGCCGGCCGTCGTGTAGACCATCACGAAGCCGGATATGACAAAAAACAGGTCGACGCCGGACTTGGAGATGATCATCCAGGGCGAAAAGAGCACCCCTGAAAAGTAGTCCACGCTGAGAACGGCGGCGTGAAACAGCAAAACCACCAGCGCGGCAAGCCCGCGCAAGGACTGAATGCTCTCAAGCACTCGCGGCGCATAAGACATCTCGGACCCCCTGATTTATTTGCTGTGACTCTAACCCAGCAAAACAGGGGGTGCGCTACACCAGCGTGCTGTTGATGACCGTCTCGGTGACGGCCGATCCGTTGACGGTGTTGAGCGTCACGTTGGGGATGTTCTGGTGGGCTCCGCTGACACGGCGCGTGGTGACGTTGGAGACCTTCACGCCGGTCACTGCATTGCCGGCAGTTCCGGCCAGCAGCCCATAGCTGGTGGCGTATCCGGCGCCGTCGATGCGCACGTCCTGAATTTCGTGGTCGAGCGAAGGGCCGGAGAAGTGGACACCCCACGGGCTGGTGCCGCTGCCGCCCGCGCCGATGATCCGGCCGTTCCTGATCGTGACGCGGTTAGCACCCAGGATACGGATGCCGCTTTGTCCGACGTTGTTGATGTGGAAGCCATCAACCAAGGCCTCGGGCGCGGAGATGTCAATGCCTACGGCCGGGTTTGAGCGCGCCGATTGCACGCCGGTCAAGTCGCTGACCGAGGCGCCGTAGACCGCGCTTCGCAAAGCGGATGCCCGGATGTTGATGCCAGGGCCTTTGCCGTTGACGACGACTGGACCATTCAGCACAGACCGTGGGGCGCGCAGCCCGAAACCAGTGTCCATGCAGTCGATGGCCTGGCAGCCGGTGAAGGTGGTCGCGTCCCCTTCTTCGTGGGTGTCGAACGCCACGTTCGTGTAGGCCTGCGCAATGGCGCCCACGATGGTGTTGTTGACCGGAACCCCGCCCGCCGTGATGGCCGGATTCGAGTTGGTGGTGACATGGTGCCGGCAGGCGAAGGTGTAGCCACCAGCAATGCGCAGGCCGGTGGTGGCGTTGCCGATGTTGTGGACATAGCCATAGCGGCCGTTGGTCTCGTCGTCGGCCAAGTATTTGGCGCACACGCCGCGCACGTCGCCACCAACGATGGCTTCGTAGGTGAGCAGCGGGCCGTCAAGCGCCTCGCCATAGATGTCGTCCAACCGAATGTCGGCCATGCGGCGCAGCACGATGCCGCCAGCCACGCCCGACGCTGCAGTCAGCGGCGCGGTGTTGATGAACCCGACACCTTCCATGCGGAACCCGCCAGCCAGATCGCAGGGGAGCATCAGCGGCGTGTCGGAGGTGGAGTAGGCGTACTTCAGCGGCGCGTACAGCGTGATGACGCCACCGGCGATGGACTTGACGCGCACCATCTCGCCGTAGACCGCGTTCTTTCCGCTGGTCGCGTCCCAGATCTTGGCCGACTTGATGTTGGCCCACTTGCCCGCGGTGAAGATGGAGCTGTCGGCGACGGTGACCGAGGTATCGCCGGCCGCGGCGGACACCGTAACGGCGACGGTCGACCCATAGGCAGGGCCCAGCAGGTCCATCACATAGCTGCTGTTGGCGGTCAACAACTGCGTGCGGTCGCCACCCTGGCCGGTGACGCGCAGGCCCTTCGATCCGATGCTCTTGGTCAGGACGGACGGCATGTAGAAGACGCCCGCCGGCAGAACCAGGTGCGGGGCCGGCAGCAGCAGCGCAGCATCGATCGCGGCGCTCAGCGTGGCGACATTGCTGGCCGACGATGGGTTCGATGGCTGGTAGGCCGAGTAGTCGATATACCTCGCCGCCAGGGCCGCCAGGGCCGCATTGGCGCCATCCGCAGCCGGGTTGATGCCACCGCGTGCAGTCGATTGCGCGCCGCCTGCCGGCGTGGGGTCCCAAGTCAAAGCACCAGGCATGGCGCGCTCCTGAAAGTCGTGTGGTGTGGGGGTTACTGCGCGGCCGGCTCGGAAGCGGCAGCGACAGCGGTGGCCGCATCAGCGGCAGCGGCGGCGGCTTCGGCCTTGGCGGCAGCCTTGTCGGCGGCAGCCTGGGCAATCTCGGCGGCCTGCACGGCCTTGTCGGCATCATCGGGCACGTCGAGTTCCTCGGCGTTGCCGCGGGCCAGCTGCCGCTGCGCAATGGCGTTGTCAGCCGGCAGCACCTGGCCGGCAGTGACCACCGCTTCGGCCACGCCGCCGGCGTTGGTCTCGAAGTAGGTGGCGATGATCTTGATGGCCTTCATGGCGACTCCACGAAAAAGGGCCCAGCGGTCAGGCCGGGCCCAGGTTGACGACAGCTGGCGATCAGCCGATCTGCTGCACCACGCCGGCCTGGTTGGAGGCCGAGGCGGGGACGTACACCGGGTTGTTGCCGAAGACCACCGCACTGACCAGCGAGGCAGCGGTGCCGACCGTCAGCGACAGGCGCACGTAGCTGAAGCCACCGGCCACGTCCAGGTCGGTGTCGCGCAGGTCGATGGTGGCCTGCTTGGAGTCACCGGAGGCCTTGACGATCTGCGTCAGCGCCTTGCCGGTCACGTCCTTCGCGCCGGCGCCGCCGGACGAGGTGGCCTGCTGGAACTTGGCGTCCAGCGTGGCCGACGCGCCCAGCACGCCGGTCTGGATCAGCGCGGTCAGGCTGTGGAACAGGGCCATCGAGATCCAGCCGGTGGTGACGGTGGCGGCGCCTTGCGACACCGGGTCGATGGTCGCCACGATGGCGCAGCGCTCTGCGAACTTGAGGTTCGAATTCATGGGAAATGCTCCTGAAGATGGGGAACGGGCCCAGCCCCGCAGGGCCAGGCCAGGGGCCGGTCAGCGATCAGCGGGCGCCGAGCTGCACGAACGGCGACAGGGTGTTGCTGCCGTTGGCCGGGGTGATGGGGGCGGCCAGCTTCGGCGCACCGTCCATGCGGAAGGTGGTGCGGAAGGCCATCGCGTCGGCATCGAAGTACAGATGCATCGAGGTGGCAGTGACCACGCCCTCGGCCTTGGTGATGGCCTGGTAGTACGACAGGTCCACCAGCAGGATGTCGCCCTGCGAGCTGAACGACTTGGCGTGCTGGCTGACGATGATCGGGCGGCCCAGCAGCATGCCGTAGGGGCTGATCTGCAGGCCGCCGATCTGCGAGCCACCCGGCAGGTAGATCGGGTAGTTGCCCAGCGTCAGGGTGAACAGCGCCGGCAGGACATCGTTGTTGATGATCCAGACCGAGCGCGGGAAGCTGCCGGGCGGCAGGCGCGCGATCATGTTGGCCAGGTTGGTGGCCGACAGGGTGTTGGTCAGCTGGCCCGAGTCCTTGGCCACCGTCACCAGCGAGCCACCCGACAGCGCGCCCAGCGGCACACCGGCGCCCGAGCCGAACAGGATGGCCTCGTTCGACTTCCAGCGGATGCTGTCGGCCACCTTGCCCGGCAGGTAGCTGGTCAGCGCGGTGGTGTCGGCCAGCAGTTCGTCCGACACCGGGACCAGCGCCATCAGCTTCTTCAGGCGCAGGCTCAGGGCGCCGACCACCGGCTTGGTGGGCGTGCCGGCGGTGGCTTCGCCCTGCCAGTAGGCGCGGATGCCGTTGGTGCCCCAGGGCGTGGTCTCGTCCTTGGGGAACGTCATGCCGTTGCCCTCGATGTCCACGTCATCGGTCATCGGCAGCAGGGCATCTTCGGCCAGGCTCAGCGTGAAGATGTTGCTGCTGAAGCCCGGGGGCACCAGGATGCCGCCGTCAGCGCCGGAGCCCTCGTTGCCGGTGGTGCCGGGGGCGGCGGCCAGGGGCGCCAGGCGCTGGTCCATGGCCATGCCACTGCGGGTCGCAAAGGCTGCGCCGCGCACCGCGACGGCGAAGTCACCAAAGTTGCGGAAGCCGCGATTCGGGTCGGCGTCCGTGTTCGTGGTCACGCTCATCGAAGCGGCGGACCGGACAGCCACCGCGCCTTCACCGCGGCCGCTCAGCACGTTCTCGGTGAGGTTGGCGGCGGCGGCCTGGGCGTTGGCTGCGGACAGGCCGGCAGCGGCCAGCTCGCTTTCCTGCATCGTGGCGATGCGGGTCTTCAGGCCAGCGGCCTCGGCCTTGAGGGCGTCGAACTGGGTCTGCTCTTCGGCGGTGAACTCACGGTCAGCCAGCACGCCGGCCAGCGTGTTGAGCTTGGTGACGGCCTCGGTGTGCTTGGCCTGCAGCGCACGCACGGCGGGGCCGAAGGCCAGCATCGCGCCGGCCGAGTGGGGATCGGTCAGCAGCGCCAGGACGGCATTGGTGATGTCCGGGTGCGCGACGGCAGCGCCGGTGACGAAGGCCGCGGCGAAGAACGCCAGCGTGGCCAGGATGGTGGAACGCTTCATTGGTAGCTCCAGAAAGACGAAAGCCGCCCGGAGGCGGCCAGAAACGAAAAAACCCGCCGAAGCGGGTTGACTGGGGGGGTGCACAACGGCCCGAAGGGGCCGCGCCGTCAGGCCGAAGGGCCTGGCTGCGGGTGGGCCGTGCTCAGCCCTTGCTCGTGACGATGCGAAGGCCGCGCCGCGCCGTGCGCGACACCTTCTCGACATCGGGGGTCAGGCCGGTCATGCGCGAGAACAGCGCGACGGCCCGGATGTAGGGGTACACCCACCATGCGACGCGCACGGTGATGGTGATGGAGGCGGATGCCATCAGCCGGCCCGGTCGTTGGGCGCCTTGGGAGCCGGCTCGTAGATGGGGATCAGCTGGTAGCGCTGCGTGATCGTCTCGCCCGCAGCAGGGGCGTCGAAGTCGGGGTGGAAGGTCGCCACGACTTCGGGATACGAGTCGTGCGCCAGCGTCAGCACGATGCGTGTGCAGTAGCGCGGCAGGTCAGGCACCAAGGCGCGCAGCTGCTGCGCGAGGTCGCTGGAAGTCTTGATCGTGGCCATCAGGCAACCCGCGCGATGTCGGCTGCGGCCCGGGCCTGCGCACGCGCCGAGCGCGAAGCCCGGGCGCCGGTCGACATCTTCTTGACCAGCTGGTCGAAGGTCATGATGCCGTCGACCATCCCGGCCGCCTGCGCCGCGTCGGCCAGCAGCATGCGGCCCTCGCCCATGCCGCTGCGGACCTGCTCCACCGGCACGCCGCGGCCCTTGGACACGGCCGTCGTGAAGGCCTTGTAGTAGGTGTCGACGCGGCCCTGCATCTCGGCGCGTGCCTCTTCGCCCAGCGGCTCAAACGGGTTGCCCTCGACCTTGTACTTGCCGGCCGAGACGAAGGACATCTTCACGCCGGCCTCGTCCATGGCCCGGCTCACATCCTCGTGCGCCGTGTAGACGCCGATCGAGCCGACCATGCCGGCCGGGGTGACGTAGGCCTCGGAGCATTGGGACAGCAGCCAGTAGGCGGCCGAGGCGGCCATGCTGTCGGCAATGCCGCAGACGGGCTTGGTGGCGCGGGCGGCGCGAATCTTGTCGCCCAGCTCCTGCACGCCGAAGACGCTGCCGCCCGGTGAAGAGAAGCGCATCAGGATCTGGCCC